GTTGGGATATTGATTATATTTATATTGACTCAGCAGCACAGCAGACACGTTTTGATTTTGCGCAAAACTATGGAATCTCTACTATTAATGCAAAGAAATCAGTATTAGATGGAATTGGACATGTGGCAAACCTTGTGGATAATAATAAACTTTTTATAGATCAAGAAGCGGAACAAGCTTTGCTTTGTGTAGATGCTTATCAGTGGGATCCTAATCCTAATCTTGCTAGGGAAAAACCAAAGCATAACATGGCTTCGCATATGGCAGATGCACTTCGATATGCGCTTTATTCATTTATTACTGCAAATATTTCCTTCTAACGATACCTGATGAAAAATAGTTATTGACAACATAGCTCAAAGTAGATATAATTCTTCTAATGAAAAATTCAGGAACCTGAACCAAAATGCCCAAGTTAAAACGCGATGTAGTCAAATATGTACGTGATAAGGCAAAGTCTAGGTATGAGAAAGGTTCGGCTTGCGAGATTTGTGACGAAACGGAACAGTTAGACTTCCACCATTTTTATAGTTTGACGCCCCTATTGAACCAGTGGCTTATTAAGAACGAACATAATCCCGAGTATATACAGGCACTACGGGATGATTTTATAGAAGAACATACTGCTGAGTTGTACAATGATACTGTGACTCTTTGTCATAAACATCATTTACAACTACATTCAATTTATGGTAAAGATCCACCTCTAATTTATGCAAAAAGACAAATGAGGTGGGTGGAGATTCAAAGAGAAAAACATGGCTTGGTATAACAACTTATTTGGAGGAAAAGCTGAAGAAACAGAAGAGAAGTTGAACCCTGCTCAACAATTCTACGGCAATGATATCCAGGCTTCTAGAGAGCCAACTTTTTCCTACGAAAGAGCATACGAAGAGCTAGAGATTGTAAACCGTGCTGTTAATATTATTGTAGATGATGCAGCCGAAATACCAACATTAGTTAATGGGCAACATAAAGGATCTAGCATTGTAAAAGGTGTAAAAAGATCAAAAGTTGAATTACTTTTAAATCAGGAACCTAATCCATTTCAAGATATAAATACTTTTAAACGTAATTTAATTATTGATTATATACTAGACGGTAATATATTTATATATTATGATGGTGCTCATTTATATCATTTACCTGCGAATAAAATGATTATTCATGCTAGTACAGATACTTATATTGCCAAATTTACTTATAATGCAGTAGTAGATTATAAGCCCAGTGAAATTATTCATATTAAAGAAAATTCTTTCTACTCTATTTATCGTGGTGTTCCGCGTTTAAGCCCCGCTCTTCGTACAATGCAATTGATGACAAAAATGCGTAAGTTCCAAGACAATTTCTTTAAGAATGGAGCTGTTCCTGGTTTAGTACTCAAGTCTCCCAATACTCTCTCTGAAAAGATTAAAGAACGTATGATGATATCTTGGCAGCAACGATATCAACCAGAAGCAGGCGGTCGTAGACCCCTTATTTTAGACGGCGGTATTGAAGTAGATTCGATTTCAAATGTAAATTTTAAAGAAATGGATTTTCAAACCAGCATAGCAGACAATGAAAATATAATTTTAAAGGCGTTAGGAGTCCCTCCAATTATGTTAGACTCTGGAAACAACGCTAACATTCGCCCAAATATGCGAATGTACTATCTTGAGACGATATTACCTATAGTTAGAAAAATGAATTTTGGACTCGAAAGATTTTTTGGTTTTGAGTTAAAGGAAGATATTACTGATATACCCGCTTTACAGCCCGAGCTACGAGATTCGTCAGCTTATTACACTTCTCTAGTTAATGGTGGTATTATTACTGTTGCAGAGGCTAGAGATCTTTTAGGGTTTCCTGAAGTGGATGGAACAGATGAAATACGAGTACCTGCAAATATAGCAGGTTCAGCAGTTAACCCCGACGAAGGCGGAAGGCCCGTCGAACAAGAGGAAGAGTAATGGTAGTTCGTAAAAAGCAAGCAGTTTTAGATATGGCATATAAACATTTTAGTGAGTTTGAATTACCCTTAGATATTGATTTTAAAAGTTATACTACTATTGTAGGAGCTAAAGAAGCAATTCATCCTATGTCAGTTAAAAAAAGTTTTAAGAATTGGAAATATATTTTACATGCTCTTAGGATTAAACATCCCGAGCTTATGGCTCCTAAGCCAGAGCCAAAACCTGTTACACCCAAAGCACCAAAGCCAAAGGCCGCGGTCAAGCCTGCTATTAAACCAGCAGTAATAGAGGATAAAGATGATGAATAAAGTCTTTAATCTTACGTCTACTTTCAAGAGTCATGAACAGGATGATGGTTCTGTAATGATTCGTGGAATGGCAAGTACAGCTGATTTTGATCGCGCGGGTGACTCAATTTCAGCGGAAGCCTGGCAAAAAGGTGGACTAAAGAACTTTGAAAAAAATCCAATTATCTTGTTTAATCATAATTATGACAAGCCAATTGGTCGAGCTACGGGGATGAAATCAGGTCCCACTGGCCTAGAATTGGAAGCGAGAATCAGTAAATCTGCCCCTGGCAATGTTACTGAACTTGTGAAAGATGGCGTTCTTGGAGCTTTTTCTGTTGGTTTCAGAATCAAGGATGCGGATTATATAGAAGAAACCGATGGACTGATGATTAAGGACGCTGAGTTATTTGAGGTTTCGGTTGTTTCCGTACCCTGCAATCAAGCAGCTACTTTTTCGCTCGCGAAGTCTTTTGATTCCACGGAGGAATACGAAGAATTCAAAAAAACTTTCACTAATCGTGTAGATCTAGCAGGTCAGTCTCTGGCTAATGCTGAAGATATTGCTTCGGGAATAGCTAGTGACAACACACCTCAAAGCGCGGATATTCAATCCGCAGATCAGGAGATCAAGATGGACAACGAAAACATCGACTTGGAAGCTTTTGCAAAGAAAGTAGCTGAAGATACAGCCGCCAAAATCGCAATGAAGCAAGCCGAGCAAAAAGCAGTTGAAAAAGCACAAGCTGAAGCCACCCAAGCCGAAGCTGACGCTATTGCAGCTCAGGAAACACGCGTTACAACTGGAATCCAGTCTGGCGTAGAACAACTAATGTCTGATGTTGAAGCTAAGCTTCAAGAGAAAGACGCAAAACTCGACGAAGTAATTGCTTCCTTTAGCAAAGACCTCGAAGAAAAACAAGCTGAAATTGAAGCTATGCGTAACAGCAAGCGTACTTTTGGTGATCGTGCTGAGAAAGGCGATATTACTAAATGGGGCAAAGAACTTATGCACGGTCATTTGCTAGGTGTTATGACTGGTAAAGGTTGGGAAACTGGCTACTCTAAAGACTTGATGGAAAAAGCAGGTATTAACTATGCTGCTAATGCAGGTGATATTGCTCAAGAAGTTTCTACTCAAATCGAGAAAGAAATTATGCTAGAGCTGAAGTTGGCACAGGTATTCCGTGAAATTACTATTAATTCACAGACTCAAGTACTGCCGATCCAAACAGATGCACTTCCCGCAACTTGGGGATCTAACGCAGCTACCTCTGGTAACTTAACTAACCGTCCGCAAGTTACTGCCAACCAGTTTAATGCTAAGCAAGTAATCCTGAAAGCTACTCGACTCGTTTCGACTACTTTCATGGATAACAACATTGACGAAGAAGTTCTTGTTAACTTGATGCCAATGCTTGTTGAATCTGTTGCACGTGCACATGCTCGCGCCGTAGATAATGCTATCATTAATGGTACTTCTGGCGGAACTGAAGGCTTTGACGGACTTGAAGCACTCGCAGGTAGTGTCTCAACAAATGTTCTTGATGCAGCAGGTGGATCCACAGTAGACCTCGTAGTTACTGCAGCAGAGTTTCTCGCAGCACGTAAGCTGATGGGTAAATATGGCATGCTGCCTGGGGATCTTGTTTACTTAGTATCACAAGCTCGTTACTACGATCTAATTGCTGATGCGGCATTCGCCGATATCACAGACGTAGGTTCCGATGTCGCTACTAAGATTACGGGTTCTGTAGGTGCAATCTATGGTACTCCTGTAGTTGTATCTGACCAGTTAGAAACTGAAGCTAATACAGCTTCTGTAGGTTATGCTATTAACGTTCGTAACCACGTAATCCCCCGTCTCCGCGGTGTATCCGTAGAGCAGGATTATGAAGTAATGAATCAACGCAATGTAATCGTTGCTAGCCAGTCACTTGGCTTCAACCAACTTGCAGCTAACAATGGTACTACTGATGTATCTGTTGTTAAATTGATCCGTACTGACGCGTAATACTACTTAACAGTATAGAAACAAGGGGGAGCTGGCCTCCCCCACGTTTTTACTAATGGACTTAATATGACATATTTAATAACTTTAGATGAGTATAAAGAAGCGGAAGGTATTCAAAGTACCAAAGAGGATACGCGTATTACTTCTTTAATCTCGTCTGTAAGTGCATTAGTAAAAACTTATTGTGGAAACTCTATAGTAGATCATTATTCTGCTGATAAAGTAGAATGGTTTGATGTAAGCTGGGACTCCCATATAGTACAATTAACTGAAAGTCCTGTTAATAGTGTTAGTTTAGTAAGAGAAAGAAGTTCTTATGATGGAACATATACTACTCTTACTACAGGTGATTATGAGTATTATCTGAATTCTGCTACAGATAGTATATTTAGGACTACTGGTGGTAGTAATTATAAAAACTGGCCCAAAGGCCCAGGAGCTGTAGAGGTTACATATCGAGCTGGATATTCTGTTTGTCCTCCAGACTTACAACTTGGTGTAATTGATTTAATTACTTACTATGTTAAAGATGAGCATAAATCACGTCAATCTATACAAGGTGCTAGTATACAGAATCAAACTTCTTCTAGCCAGCGTGATAACGTAAGCTTCCCAGACCATATTAAAAGGGTCTTGGATTTGTATAAGAACTTTTAATGGATGTTTCAGCAAAAGCTGCAAAAGCTGCAAAAGCTACACTTGATTTAAATAAGCTGACTGAGGCACAAGTCAAGAAGTATCAGAGTGTAAGAACAAGATATGTAAGAGGACTTTTAGATCAAAATCCAGATATTAAACAAATAATGGAAATGACCGAGTTTTATGAGCTAAAATATAATGCATTTGTAGCTTCTTACGAAAAGGCAACTGAAGGATGGGATGCTGCAGACATAGAAGCTAAGAAAACCAAAATGTTTAAACATGATGAGAAAAGCTATCGAATTAGTACAGGTACACAAGCCAAGGATAAAACACAAAATTTTAGACAAATAAGAACACTTATGAATAAGCTTATTCCTAGCTTACAGAAGAGTCACGAATTTGGTCATAAAGATATAAGTATTCTCAGAGGGCAGATGGCTTTAGTTTTAGAGATGATGGATCAGAACGATCCTAGAAGAGAGAGTATAAGAGCTTTATATATAGTAGTAGAACAAATTGATAAAATGGATAAAATTCGTGGTACTCAAAAAGAAAATAAAATAGACCTAATTCAAAAATTAAGAAATATAGCAAAGACTGGTCCGGATATAAGAACCAGTTGGGAAAAAGATGTAAATATAATGAGGGGTGCTGAGGGTGCATTGACAATTTGGGCTGAGTATAAAAAGCTTAACCAATTTAAAGGTCACTTATCTGCTTGGGTTGGAGAGATTTTTGCAGATATTATAAAAAACGACCTAAAAGCATTACAAAAAGTATTTGGAAAAGTGGCTACGGAGAAAATTAAAGGATCTCCTACTATATTGCAGGATATAGAAAAACAGTTGGTAGATACACTAGATCCTTCTAAAAAAAGAAAAAAAGGTAAGAGAACAGTCAGTAAAGCAGCTGTCTTAGCTAAGGGAGTACATACAAAAAGTGCGAGTAGAACAAAACTAAGAAAACCAAAAGCTAGGAGAGAGGTAAAAAAAGACCGTTCTTCAATAGTAAATTTAATCGGTATATTAAACAATAAAATAGAAAATACGGTTGCGAAAAATATGAAAGCACCTGCACTGGTTTACAGATCAGGAAGGTTTGCTAATAGTGTAGAAATAACAGATATAGCAGTGACACCACAAGGATTTCCAAGTATAGGATATACCTATCAGAGAAGGCCTTATGATACTTTTGAACCTGGAGGTGCCCAAGGTTCTCCAGAAAGAGATCCTAGAAAGTTAATAGATGCATCTATAAGAGAAATCGCTATGAACCTTGCGATTGGAAGATTTTATACTAGGAGAGTTTAATGGCCACAAGAGATTATACATCACGACGTTTAGGTATTGTTAATGCTCTTGTTGATAAACTGAAAGATATTGATGGAACTGGTTTATATTTAAGTAATGTAGATAACAATGTATCTCCTCGCTTAAAGTTTTGGGATGAAGTAGAAGAGTTTCCTGCTATTCATTTAAATGCTGGTTCTGAGTCAAGAGAGTATCTTGGGGCTGGACAAAAAACAAGATTTTTATCTATAACAATAAGATGTTATATACAAGCAGAGGATGCAGTAGAAGCTCTTGATGAGTTATTAGAAGATGTTGAAACTGTTTTAGAAGATAATTCAAGACTCGCGTATAAAGATCGTAATAATGCGACTCAATATACACAACAAATCACAATCGTTAGTCTCGATACTGATGAAGGTGTACTAGAACCACTAGGTGTAGGAGAGATCCTTATAGAGGTTCGCTATTAGAAAATACTGGCAAGAACAAAAGTTCACGTCCAAGTCTTTTCAAGATAACATAGGAGAATAACTATGGCTGATAATTTATTTTTTAGCAGAGATACCAGAGTAATTGTATCGGATAGGCACGCGTCTGCCCCTACATACTGGGAGATACCTGTACTCGATGGGTTCTCATTTTCTCAAGCAACAAACACTTCAGAGATTACTCTGAACGAAATGGAGGCATCCGCAGGCGGAAGCCGTAGAGGACGTCGCATGTTTAACGACTCTTACGCACCAGCCGAGTGGTCTTTTTCAACTTATGCAAGACCTTTCACATCAGTTGTTGGAGGTGGTACTGTATGGGAAAATACAGGCTGTGATGCACATATGCACTGTGTTGAAGAAGCACTATGGTCAGCTTTAGTACAAGATGCAGCATTTACAAAATCTGCTTCTACAACTGAGGCAGAATGGGCAGGAACTTCTGTTCAAAGTACTACAAGTAATCTGACTATTAACTTTGCAAATTCAAATACTTCAGCACTTAAAGTCTTGGATATTTATTTTGTAATGGGACAAGGTACTTTTAACACAGGAACACATACTATATATAAACTAGAGGGAGCAGTCGTTAACTCAGCAGGTATAGATTTTGATCTTGATGGCATTAGTACTATTAACTGGTCTGGTTTTGCTTCAATGATTACTGAAGAAACTAGTTTACCTACTGTAACTATTGATGAAGCAATTTCTGCTACGAATAATTTTATTCGTAACCGTTTAACTACATTAACAGCTACTGCTACTACTGCGCAAAGTATTGTAGGTACTTATACTTTAACTCTAACTGGCGGAAGTCTTAACTTTGAGAATAATATTACTTTCCTTACTCCAGAGACCTTAGGTGTTATTAACCAACCTATTGGGCATGTAACCGGAACTCGTAATATTGGAGGAAGTTTTACTTGTTATTTAAGTAATAGTACAGCTGCAAGTGCTGATCTTTGGGAAGATTTAATAGAATCTGATACAACAATTACTAATGACTTTAATTTGGTATTTGATATTGGTGGAGCTTCTTCTCCAACTGTAAAAGTTACTTTACCAACTTGTCACCTGGAGATTCCTACACACTCTATTGAAGATGTTATTTCTCTTGAAACTACTTTTCATGCACTTCCCTCTACTATTAGTGGAGCAGACGAAGCTAGTATTGTATACGTAGGACCGGTGCCTGCTTAAACGTAGTAAAAAATATTTCTTGACATGAGAGGTATTTTAGAATATACTATGTAATAGAAAATCGAAACAAGGGGTGATTTTCACCCCTTTGTTTTATAACTTTATAATAAAGGATAAAAAATGAGCGATACAGCAATTTCATTAGCGAGTCTAATGACTCCAAGCAAAACAGTTAATATAGACTTTCCCGGATATACAGGAATGTCTGTACTTTTATGTTATTTGGCACGAGAAGAGTTGGTTAAACTTCGTAAAAAATGTTTATCAACAAAATTCAATCGTAAAACTCACCAACCCGAGGAAGATTTAGATGAAGATAAATTTTTAACTGAATACTGTAAAGCAGTTATTAAAGGATGGTCTGGCTTAAAATATCGATACTTAGAAGAGCTTCTTTTGGTAGATATATCAAGTTTAGACCCCGAAGATACTCTAATCTATAATACAGAAAATGCAGAGTTGTTAATGAAAAACTCTACTGCAATGGATACTTGGGTTACCGAAACCGTAGGTGACTTAGAAAATTTTACTGGGAACAAATAGCCGAGATTAAAAGGCTGTTTGAAAGATTAGTAAAAGAAGAAGATTCTAATATAGATGTAGAGAAATATCTTAAAATTTGTGAACAGTTAGGGGAGGAACCTGATCCCGAAAGAATGCCACTAGAGACTTCTGTGTTTCCACACGAAGTGCAGGTGGCATTTTTTATGTTTAATATTATGTCAGATAGGTGGGACGGAATGTCTGGTACATATATGGGGAAAGATTGGAGTAGTTTAGAAACCTTTTTCAATATACATGAAACAGAAGATAGAATAGTAGTTGTATACTTAATTAAGCTTTGGGAAAGTGTAGTAATATCCCATAGAGCAGAAAAAGCTGAAGCAAAAAGAAAAAGAGACGAAAGAAAGTCTAAAAGCGGTGCAGGAAACTACACCCATAATGTAAAAGGCTAATGGCTAATGAAATTGTAATAACAATAAAACTTGATGATAACGGCAATTTAGCAGAAGTTGGTCGTGAAGCCAAAGAAGCCTCTAAAGGTTTAGATAAAGTAGGCAAGAGCGCTCGTACTGCTGATCGTAATGTCAAAGGCGTTGCCGCCACTTCTTCAAACGCTACAAAAAACTTTTCAAAAATGGCACAAGGCACAGGAGGTCTTGTAGCTGCCTATGCAACTCTTGCTGCTAATATCTTTGCTATTTCTGCTGCTTATAGTTTTCTAAAAAGAGCAGGTGATTTAGTTGCTCTTACAAAAGGACAAGAACAATATGCTCTAAAAACCGGTAAGTCTATGAAGTTACTTACATCTCGTATGCAGCAGGCAACGGGGGGATTATTAGCTTTTGATGAAGCATCCCAAGCAGCTGCAATTGGTACTGCAGCAGGTTTAAGTTCTGATCAACTTACAGGTCTGGCAAAAATTGCGAAAAATGCATCAGTTGCATTAGGACGAGATTTAACAGATTCATTTAATCGACTTACAAAAGGTGCTATTAAAGCAGAAC